TCATATTTCCGTATCGTTTGAGCGTGAACAAATGTTTTCTTCTACACTATTGACAAATAGTTTCATAACCTCGTCCTGCGCGGTCGTCAAGGCATTAAAACAGGCGTTATTTATCTTGTCCACGTTTACATCGTCATATATTTTCGCCGTGGTATCCGATAACTCGCCGAATATATCGGCCAATTTGATATAGATAGCCAGATAACCGGCTGTCGCGGGACTTAGTTTAGCCTTCTTGAGTGCTTCGATAGTCATAGTAGTATAGTTTTTAGTTAGTTCAACATTAATTGCAAGGCTTCGGATATATCGGGATACTCTTTGCCTTCGGCGTCCCAAACCGCCGGAACCAGCACGAGGTCTTGCCTCTCGTCGTTGCACATCTTCGCCTCGTAGTTGATGAAGGCTATATATCCCTTGTGGGTAATCTCAAATCCCCTGCTGAGGCCGTCGCAGTGGAAGGTAATGTAATCGGCCGCTTTGCGGGCCATTGTCCGGATGTCGGACGGGGTTAATGCTGTGGTCATGGTATTAACTTAGTTTGCTGGTTTTGCACGGGTATTGATTGATTGTGCGCCGGCCGGCCAAAATATCACGGCATTCTATAAGCTCTTTTGTTAGTTCGACTATTCGCTGCTGTGCCTTGATAAGGCGATCACCCTGTTCGATGTAATCGCGTACACCTTTCCAATACTCCGCCCGCCAATCTATCTCCGGGGAACTCGTCGTGTTTACGTTCTTTTTCATAATTTTATCGTGATTTTGGTTGAATCTCGCTATTTTTTAGTCGCCGTAGTACGTTCTGCTGTTGCCGTAATAGTCCGCGGGCACTATCAACAGCTCGGGGCGGTACTCCGTGGCCTTCGGCTGCTCCGTCGGGCGGTTCTCGATCTTCGCCGTCAGCATCGCCAACTTCTCGTTGCGCCAAGCCTTCTTGAGGCAGGTCGAGAACGACATTGAGGCGTTGGCACGTTTCAGATACCAGGCGTTTTTCATGATCTTCGAGAGGTTGTATTTGGTTGTTGCCTTCATGATTTATTAGGTATTAGCTTATTTTCTTAATGCAAATATAAGGCATTAGTTTGTAACAACCAAAGATTTCCACAAGAAAATACAAAATAATACTATTTTTTTTCGCTTATTTATTTGGCATTACCTTATAATTCGCCTATATTTGCATTACAAACCAATGCTTTATAAGTATGATACAACTAAGAATTAAGGAGTTATGTAAAGAAAAGGGCATAACGCTGAATCAGTTGGCCGAAAAGATTGGAATTTCCCAACCGTCTATTAGCGGTATAGCAACGGGAAAGCAAAAGCCAGCATTTGACACGCTCGAAAAAATGGCCGAGGCTTTGGAGGTTACTCCCGCGGAGCTTTTCGCCCCTCAACCGACGAACACAATCACCTGCCCGCATTGCGGCAAACTTATCAAGGTGGAGAAGGGAGAATAATATGAAAACGATACACGAACTATTGCAGGAATGCGACGTATTAAAGGCTCGTTTGTCCGCATTGCGCCCGCTGCCCGTTGAGGCTTTGAAAAAGATCGAGGGGGCATTCGCAATCGAATACACCTACGAAAGCAACCGTATCGAGGGGAACACGCTGACCCTGCAAGAAACGGAGCTTGTAGTGAACGAGGGCGTAACGATCGCGGGCAAGTCGATGCGCGAACACCTCGAAGCGATCAACCACGCCGAAGCCATCGACTACATCAAAGATTTTGCGCGCAGCAGTACGGAGATAAGCGAGCGAACGATAAAGGAGATACACGCCCTTGTATTGCACGGGATCGACAGGGAGAACGCCGGACGTTATCGTACCGTGCCTGTCATGATTTCGGGCAGCACCCACACACCGCCGCAACCGTACCTTATCGCCCCGCAAATGGAGGCTTTCATGTCGAGGTTTGCCGAAATGGAGGCACAGGCCGTGCACCCCGTTTTGGTAGCTGCATATCTTCACGACGAGTTGGTACGAATCCATCCGTTTATCGACGGAAACGGGCGCACATCCCGTCTGTTGATGAATCTATACCTATTGCGCAACGGCTACACGCTCGTCAACCTCAAAGGCTCGGACGAAGCGAAAATAGGCTATTACAAGGCATTGGAACAATCACACGTCGAGCAACACCCCGATGCCTTTCAAAGGCTTGTAATAGGGGCGGAAATAGCATCCCTGCGGCGGTATCTGTCTATTGTCGATAACACGCAAAATTAACATCATGAACAAGAGAACATACCAGATTGATGCGGCCAGCCTCGAACAAGCGCGCGCCCTATTCGAATCGGGGGACATCGACCGCATAGAGGTCGGAACCGTGGCCGGGCTTTGTGAGATTCACCGCTATTTGTTCGGTGGGTTGTACGACTTTGCCGGAAAAATCCGGACGCTGAATATCGCAAAGGGGAGCTTCCGATTTGCAAATTGCCTTTATCTGGGTGCCATCCTCCCGGTGATCGAGCAAATGCCGGCAACAACCTTTGAGGAAATAATTGCGAAATACGTGGAAATGAACATTGCCCACCCCTTCATGGAGGGCAACGGTCGGGCCACCCGTATCTGGCTTGACATGATGCTGAAAAAACGATTGATGCAGGTTGTGGACTGGCGGAAGGTGGATAAGGATTTGTATTTGCAGGCTATGGAACGCAGCCCGATCAATGACCTGGAATTACGCGCCTTGCTCGGCCAGGCATTGACCGACCGCACGGATGATCGGGATGTGATTTTCAAAGGCATCGAACAGTCTTATTACTACGAGGGATATGAAGCATAAGGATAATGCGCGAGGGTTCATTCGATTGTTTTCTTTAGAATGCCTTGCAATCGCACTTAGTATATTTCCGTTGTTACATACACACGCCGCACCACATCAAGCTAATGAAAAGGGGGTCGTGCAGGAAATTGTTGAATCAAGAGATAGTGCAGTAATACTATTTGGGCGGGCACAAAATATGTTTGCACTTCTTTTCGATGATTTTGATATTACCCTACGAAATAACGATAATAGGACAATAATTGCATCAGGACGAGCTAAAATAGGTGATTATATTCGAAACAATTACGATTCCAATTATCGTATGGTATCGTTCATTACCTATAAAATAAAAATTGACTGTAAAGATTATAAATATCGGTATTCAATCTCTGATATTAAAATAACAACCTTTTCTAATTTATTTGAAACCCCACAATTTGACTGGATTTCCTTCTGGTGTGCATGGTCTGATTATGGCTTAATAAACACACCTTATTTTACATATGGGAATGCAAAGATAAAAACCGAGATATATTCTTATACTATCTCTGAAATTTATGCGTCATACCAACGCGATAGCGCTGTGATAAGTAAATATGACGAAGCAGCAAAGCTATACTATGCAGCTCTAAATAAGACAAAACGCAAGTCTGATCGCAAGAATCTATTTGAACAATTAAGGCAAGTAAATTTATCCAAGATGAGTATGAGCAATAAATACAAGGCATTAAAAGCACTGAATACCATTGCTCCAATATATATAATGGATTTATGCGATAAGATTAAGGACTATATGGGAATGCATGATGATTTTTGATGTTTTATTAGGCGAATTTGCCTCCGTAGAATTAAGCCGGGATTAATCCCGGCTTTATCTATAACACAATAACGGTTCCATCCTTATTTACCGAATACTCCCCGCTGATATTTACGATATTCAGTACGGCGTAGTCTTTTGCATTGATCTTGGCTCGTGCGCCGTGCATTAATATGATTGTATGCGTGAATTGAGGCCGTGAAGCCTCGATAGTGGCCTTCGTATCACCGACCAGGCATACATATTCTTTGCCCTTTAGCGTGATGTCGCCGGCGTCGACATATACTTCCAATCCTTGAAGATTGCTTTGGTTCTCCCTGAACACTTCGACTGCGGGGAAGTTGTGACCCTGGCAGAACTCGATCCCTTGTGGGGTAAACATCAGTTTGATTAGGTCGGGGAAGTCTTGGATGCGGTTTATCTTTTTACAAGCGCCCGTTTGTAGTGCCATCGCCCGTATGGCATCTACACTCTTATTGTGTTGAGTTGTCATAATGCTAAATATTTATATATTAATTTATTAGACTATATTTAATTTATAGATTTTCGGTATTTCTTTTTATGCTATTTATCCCATTCTCAATGCGCCCCAGTGTCTTATCCATGTTTTTGGTGCTTACGTTTATTTCCCTAACCTCTAAAAGGGTTTCCACGTCAATACGCAAACTTTCGTAATAAGCGGCTGACAATTCGTCGATTCTCGAATCCATATTCAGACAATTGTGTATTGATTCTATAATTCCTTCGACCGAATCGCGCATTTGAAGTTGTGACATGACAGCGTTTCGGATGTCGGTTACTTTGCCTTGAATGTCGGTGAAACGACCGTTTAATTCATCACCCGTATCTTGCGACATCGTTTGAAAGCCTCGGGATGTTGCTTGTTGTTTTGAGGCTGTATTATCTTCAAAATATTTATCTGCCCAGCCAAAAGAAGCCTCCAAATTTTGATTAAGTTTTTTAATCATTTCATCAATGATGTTCTCCTCCGTTTGGGTAATAATACCATCTTCCCAAAAATCTTCCAACTTATCGCGTATGACTTGCATAGGTTCTTTTATATCGGCCTTCATGGCCTCAATCACCATTTGCTTAATCATGTTTTTTACAAAGTCTTTAGCCGATTTTGCCCTGTCTTCTCCTTGTGCCCAGGCGTCGGCATATGCTTCAGCAAAATCATTGATAGCAGCCTGAATGTCTGAACCGAATATAGCATCTTGCGCCTTTGCGGCATTATCTTCTATAAGGTTTGTTATCTCCTCATATTGTTTCTCCCACTCTTTAATGCGTTTTTTATCTGGGTCTTTCTTGCTCTTTTCTTCTTGTATTTGACGCTGAATTAATAACTTTTGTTGCTCAAGCAACTTATTTTGGTCTTCTATTAACTCTTTCGCATCTGTAGAATACGCTTTTTCTATTGAACGCGATAGCCTGTCGTAAGAACGTGATAATGCATCTATCTGATCTTGGAGTTTTTGTATTTTTCTTTCTTTACTTTTATCTATCCATTTATTTATACTTGTAATAACTCCAAGTATGCTACTGGTCGCCTCTGACGCTGCGCCCATTATGTCGCCACTTTTAAATTTTTCCCACGAAGAATACACATGATTATCAAATTCGGACATCAAATTTGATAATTCAGCCCATTTGCCTAATGTTGTATCAATTTCTGCATCTTGCCCAAAAGATGCCATCATGTCGACAATACTATCCGTCAGTTGTTGCATAGCTTGAATTGTCTGATGAATTGATGTAACAATCATATCAATCATAGAAATCACTCCCGATGCCTTTCCTGCTGCTTTGGACATAGAGGCTCCCATTGCTTGCACATTTTGATCGCCGGTTTTGGCACCTTTGAGCTGCATGGCATCTCCGAGTTTCTGGTAGTTATCAATCAAGCCATTTATTCCTTGATTTTGATATGTTTGAAATCTACCTCTTTCATTCAACTTGTCGCGGTATTGTTGGTCAAGTTGCTGTGTTGCCCTTACATATTCTTCTATTGAAATTTTACCCGCCTCAAGCATCTGGTTTAGCTGATTGCGCAAAGTGTTATATATGTTTGATGCCATGCTTTTAGACATGGTTTCAATCCACGAAAAGAAGGCGATCCAATTGTCTGACTGTTTAGTTTCAATCTCGGCAAGGGCTGCATCGCGCTCTTTTTTCAACCTTTCTCGGTCTCCCTGAGTTGTAGCTTTTCTAATTCTTTCGTCGTAATATTCTTTTGTCGCTTGTAGTTTTTCTCGGAAATTTCCGTATTTTCTCAAATACTCATTCCACGCTTGAATCTCTTTGTTGACAACATCCGATAATCCCTCTGGAGTTATAGCTATACCCGATACACTCGCCCGCTCTTTATTTCGTTGTTCTTTATTGAACTCTTTCAAGGCTTCCGTGTATATTCTAACACCTTCTGCCGCTTTGATATTGTCAGCATAATATACCTTTTGAAGGTCATGATATTTTTCGCCGGCAGACCCATCGGCAGCCACGTTGACTGCGATAACTAAACCTTTGGTGTCTGCGGCAAGAATATTCTGAGCTCCTTCAAGTTTTGAGTGTATGTAATCATCCAATTCCTGTGGAGACAAAATGTCCCCATTAGGCAGGATTGGGGTGACTAAAATCTCAGTCACCTTTCCCTTGGCATCCAAAATACCATATTGGCTGCTGAAAACGGTGGCAATACCCTCTCCGGCATCTTCCCAGCCTTTTTTTACCAATTCCGCCGCTTTAACAAGTGGGCGCGCCAAATGATTTACATTCCCTTTGTACTGCGCAATCATCTGCTGTCCGGCGAGGAATCGTTCAGACGAAGTATCATTTTTATATTGGGCATCAATTTCCTTTTCTTGTAACTCAAGCAGCTTTTTTTCGGCTTCTTGTATGGCTCGGGCACGTTTCTGATAGTCGAGGTCTATTTGCGCAAGTTTCTTGGCCGTGCCGTCCTTCATGGAATCTACCTCCGCCTGCAATGCATCGTCCCGGAGCTTTTGCAGTTTCTGGCTAAGTTCTTTTAGGTTGCGCTCTTGATCGGATGCGGCTTTTTCTGCTGCGCTTTCGGCCTCTTGGCGTGCTTTTTTCCATTCTGCGTTAAGTTCGGCGGGGGTTTTCCCTATAAATGATTTTTCTGCAACAGATGCTAATTCTTCGCTGCTTTCATCAAGTATTGCAAGATATTCCCGAATATCATTAGGAATATCATCCGGAAGCTCTAATTTCGTGCGGATAGCTTCGCTTGCACGCTCAATGCCTTTTTCCAAACCAGCAATAGCACCACTCAAACCTTCTATAATTGGCGACTTTTTGCTAATGCCCTTACTTTGCAGATCATTTATTTTCGATTGTAATGTATCAATGCGATCTGCATAGGATTGAATACGTTTATATTCATCTGTACCCTCTATTTTTAACTTTTTAATTACATTTTCTGTAATGAGCTCCTGGGCGGCTTTGGCTTGTGCGACCTCGATAATTGCATCGCGCAGGTTTTCATAAGCACCGACAGCATTCCCGACCATAACCTGTTCCGCAGCCATATTGCCGAAGTAAGCGGGGTATATGTCTTGCAGTTTTTTGACCGCTTCGGCTCTTTCTTCATAGGGCTTGGTAAGGTCTGTCGCAGCCCTATACAGCAGGTTCAATTTGGTTAATTCGGATTGAGCCGACACTGAACCTTGAGCCATAGCGGAGTTGAATTGCTCAAGAGCCGCAGTGGCAGCATCTATGGTATTTTTACCTTTGAACAGCGACGCTACCCAGTTGGTTATCTCCTTGCCGTAAAGGGTAAGCACGGTTACGCCGGCCACAAGCAGGGTTTGCCAGGAGAAGATCGACGATGCAATCTGTTTCCATACGGGCGTGAAGGTTTGCCCGGCTTTCTTCAATTCATCAACCGATTTCTTCGCCCGTGCTATTTCATCGGCCAGCATCGGCAGGTTGTTGGATATGGCGGAAAAGAATATTTGCGGGCCATATGCCAGCGACGGCAACTCGCGGGCAACCTGCTGAATCTGGAATCCCAGCATATTGAATCCCGAGGCATAATTGCCGACATTGCGAGTATGGACGCCCATCGACGCATCCAGTTCTTTGATCTTCGTGTCGAGCGATTCGATGTTTTTAAGCATCGTTTGCCCTTGCGCCCCCTCACGATCCGCGGCGCTCAGGTTTTTATACACCGCACGCATACGGGTAAGCGCCTGGGACATTTCGTTGATTGAGCCGATGGCGGTCTGCTCCAATTTGATTTGGTTGGCAAGCTCCCGTCTCAATTGGGATATTTCCTGCTTGTATTCCTCGATAGATACGGCAGCGTCCAATACTTGCGCCCTTTTCTTTGCAGACAATTGCCCGTTCTGCTGCTCTTCCTTATTGAGCGCGGCGACATCCGCTTTTAATCGTGCGATCTCATTCGAATATAGCCTAATTTGGGCCATTGCTTTTGTTTTTTCGTCGTTAGCGGCTTTTAGCTCACTAAGCAGGTCATGGTGTGCCGCAGTTTCGGCCTGGGTTGCCGCTGTTCCTGCCGTAGAACCGCTGCCGGCAGTTCCGGTCGTGGCCGATGCGGCAGCCTTGGACGCCGCATCCATTGCCTGTTGCTCCATCTGGGCGATTTTGCGCATTGCCTGTTCGACGCGAGCCTCCATATCGGCAATATGGCGATTTATGACTTTAAACCCGTCTGAGTTAGACGGAAATTTCTCCAACAACTGATATAACAGTTTCAGCGATTTGATAAAATTATTTAACTTTGCGGTGTTCGCATTTATTTTGAATGATAATGCACTCATTGCTACTTATTAAAAAATTCATTAATTTGCTATTCTAAGGGAACTCCGTAGTTGCAAGTTTGGATTACCCGCGTTATGGTAAAAACCATAACGCGGGTTGTTTATTTTAGGGTTCTTTGGCTATCGTTTCGGCTAAACCGTGCATAATAGCGGTTATTTGCGATATGTCCTCAATAGGAAGCATCGCCAGGGTTTTATTGTATGCATCGAACAGCTCGGGCAATGATGCCCGCCGCATTATCCGACGACGCAAAAACCATATTCTGATCCCGGCGAATACATTGCGGCTGCCAACGATAGCCAGAGCGACACTATGCGCCATCGCTGCTATGCATGCTTCGCTCTTATCCGGCTCTTTATTAATATGCCGGGCTGTCATGATCTCCGCTGTGGTCTGAGGGGTCATCCTGTATATCGTGTAGCCTCTCCGGGCAATACGGATGCTGATAAAATCCCTTTTCCTGCCATCAGCGGGTAACATATCTGCAAGTTCCGCTAAGGTCTGTATCATAATCTCTTTGTTTACTTTTTCCATGGTGTAATACCTTGATTGGTTTTTGATTTATTTGTTTATTTCTCATCCGGCCATACCCTCGGTGGAGGTCGCGTTGCGCCCGTAGAAACTGGAGTTTTCGTTTGGCTCGGTTGATCCGATGATTGCGTATGCCGTCTATAATTATCATCAGTTCCTCCCGGCTCAGTTCATTTGTCCACACCGAATAGTCGGCGATAGTTGGCCGCCCTTCCGTCCTTCTCCCCATTATCCGCTTGCTAATTATGTTTATAATCCTTACCTTTGCGAATAATGCAATGCTTCGTTCGACAATGCCTTATAAGAGAGAGGGACTATCCCCCTCTCTTATTCTTTGAGGCAATCCAACGCGTCGGGATGGAGTTCTATGGTACCTTCGTATGATACCCTAATGACACTACGGTAGTCCGTGTCTTCCGGCAGGATCGCAGCCTTGAAACTCGGGTGATCCGCGATCAAAGTATTCAATGCCTCAACCGCACGGCGCACCTGTTCGCATTGCTGAAGTACACGCCCGCGCATAACAGCCACTTCGAGCGTATGCCGTTGGTGCTGGTCGGCCAGCCAGTCGGTAGACAATTTGACCTTATCCCCGCTTACGATAAATGCCTTAGGGTCGAGGGCATCAGCCTCACCGACACGCAGCGCATTTTTGATCGCCTGTTGTGAATTATCGATGACGCTATTCATGTACTCACTTGCTCGCGCCGTGAGCTCCTCCCGTGTCGTTACGATCTTGATCTGCTTCGCGTCTTCGGCGGCAAGCCGTTTCGCCTGTGTTCGGATCGCCTTGCTGTCAGACAGCACAATGTCCGCAATGCTTTCGGTGGATACGTCCAGGCGCGCCACTTTCAGTTGCTGGATTGCGGCCTCAAGTTGGGGAATAGCGGCTGCGTGGGCTTTAATATACTCTTCGTGCTTATTTGTCTTTGCTTTCATATTCGATAATAGTTTAGTTTGCATTGGTTCAAAACCGGATATTCGGATTTATGGCCGAATCTTTGGGGACATAACCGGGATGCTCGGCGTCGGGAAGTGCCTGCGCCCACTCTTTCGCTAATGCCTTGTCCTCTTCTTCATACTCGGGGATGTACACACCCCGCTGTTTGTCTTGCTCTTGCATGGTTTTAGTTGTTTTTTAATGTTTCACAATTACATTTGCCTGTGGCTTTCATAGGATGGTTACGATTTTGGGTTGGGCATAGGCGGCGTGGATCCGCCTATGTTTTTTTTCGCCTTTCCTGCCAGCCTCAATAGTCTACGCGCCAATCTTATGGCTTGGGCAGGGCTAAAACACAGCATTGCGCAGTTGCCCTGTATGAAATCCGTGTCGTAATCGCTTGCGTCCGGGACGTACAGGATAATTTCATCGTCGCCCTTGTGTGTGCCGTTGCTGTCTACAATCGTGGTCGTTACGCGGTCGAGCGTCAGCCCGATACCGTGTTGGTTGTCGATCTTGATCTGCTTCATGTTGTTTTATTAATTGAAAAATGGTTGTTTCTTGGGTTATTTGCACCTGTCGGCCAGTCATGCACGGAACCTCCCCGCCTCGAAACCGTTGGCCATATAGAAGGCGATTTTCTCGAATTTGTCGCCGAACTTTGTAAACTCGTCCCGCAATGGCGGGCACAATAGCTGATTTTTCATATAACCTTTGGTATTTTTTCTATTTTCTTTCATGTCGTGGACACTTGTCCCACGTGGGTATTTTCATGCACTCAAATTGCGTATTGCGTCAAAACGGCTCGGCCTCCCCGGTTATGTCCGCCGCCGTATTCTCATAGTCCGTTATCCGGGTCAGGCTCTCATTGTGCCGAAAGTATATCCGACCTGTCGCGCCCTCTCTATTTTTAGCTATATGCAGCACCCCGACGCCTTCGGACGATATAAGCCCGTAGCGGGTCGTGGTAATCATTTGCGCACCATACATCGCCGGGCGGTCGATAAATACGACCATATCGGCGTCCTGCTCGATAGCTCCCGATTCCCGGAGGTCGGACAGCAACGGTGTTTTATCGGCGCGCTCCTCAACCTTGCGGGATAGTTGTGACAACAGGATAACCGGCACGTCGAGCTCCTTTGCCAACAGTTTGGCCGAACGGCTGGCGGCAGCGATCTCACGCTCGCGGTTTATGTTCGGGTTGCGGGTCGAGGTGTCGAGAAGTTGCAGGTAGTCGATAATGACCATACCGCACTTGCCCCGGCGGTGCATCGCCTTACATTGCGCACGGATCGTGTTCATCGAGGCGTTGGCGCTATCGTTTAGGTAAACAGGCATTCTCGAAAGGGTGGCGCCGGCCGTCTCTATCTTCGTCCAGCCCGAAGCGTCGACATTACCGGTGCGGAACGCCCCCGAATCTACACCCGAGCTGCCGACCAGCATACGCCCGGCCAGTTGCCCGGCGGGCATTTCCAACGAGAATACGCACACCGGGACGCCAGACGCGGCCGCAGCACGGGCAAAATGCAACATCGTGGCGCTTTTCCCCATCCCAGGGCGGCCAGCCAATACGATCAACTGACCACCACGCCAGCCGCCCGTAAGAGCGTCAAGCCGTCGTAGCCCCGTAGGAATACCGATGCACTCGCCCGCCTGCCTGGCCTGCTGTCGTCGCTCCAGATCGTCGAGGGTAGCTCGCACGACATCCGACAACGGCGCAATGTCATCCGGCCGCGAGACCCGGTCTGCAATTGCGGTTATCGCCGATGCAGCCCAATCCACAACGCCGTCGGGATCCGACACAGCGCGTGCCGCGAGTTCGTAGCCGAAAAGGCATAAACGCCGCCGGATTTCGGTGTCCGCAAGTTGCCGGGCATGATCCAAGACATTAACGCCTGAGCCTATTACGCTGGTCAGTTCCGAGAGGTAGCGCAACATATCACGGCCTTTCAGTTCCTGACACTGCGAAAGCGTATAGAGGTCGATTTTATCGCCACGCTCCAACATCGAGAGCATCTCTCCGTAGATTTTGCCGTTTTTTGCGTCTACGAATGCCGAAATTTCGACGATTTCCGCCACGTCGGCCAGTTGATCCGGTTCAAGAATTAAAGCGCCTAAAACGGCTTTTTCGAGCTCGGGCGATTCCGGAAGCCCCTCAACAGGGGCCGGACGGTTATAGGTCTTGATAGGTTCGCTTCGTTTCATGGTTAGTTTGATTTTGGATTGTGTTGCTGAATTCGGGTTTACGGCGCATCCAATTTCGCGCGGCGGCTTTCCAGTCTTTTATCGGGTTTTTACCCGTTCGCCAGCCGTTGGCCGTGAAATAGTCGTAAAAGCATTCCGCATCCGTATCGCCTCCTTTGATCGTAGAAAAATAATCTTTGACTATTTCGAGCGAGGGGACGACAAACGCCGTGCGTTTGGTAGTCCCTCGGCGCGGCTTGTCCGCGCTCGTCGTTACCGAAGTGTCGTTACCTTCTGCATTCGTAGGCTCCCCCTTACAATCCCCCTTACTATCTATATCTTTATCCTTATCAACATCCTTATCTTTATCCTTATAAAGGTTAGGTTCTTGGTTAGGTCTTTGGTTAGGTCTTTGGTTAGGTTCGCCCGCCTTGCCACTTGGGTTATTTCGGCTTCCTTTGGGCGCTCCGCCTTTTCGGCCATTCTCCACACAGGCGTCGTATCGGTTATGTGCGTTATCAATTACGGGCTTGATCGCAATAAACAACGCCTTTGCAACTGCATTGCTATCCGCTCCAGGCGCAATGCCTTCAAAAGCATAGTCGAATATCGTTTCCGATACGACCTTATACAAATCCGGCGGTAATTCGCGCAAAGATTCACGGAATGAGCGGTAATAGACCATCGTGTCGCGGATCATCGTGTACCTCCTTTCCGGGCTTGCTTACGCTCCCATTTAACCCAATCCGCCTCAAGTTGAGGGTAGCAATAATCATAGAAAATACGGGATAGATCAGGCGGCAAGTCGGGGGCGATACGGTCAAGGCCATACATTACAACCGCATCCATAAATAACCGATAGTCAACGGGTGCAAGCCCTTCCATCGCACCCCGAAAAGAGCGATAAAAAATAAAACTATTACGCTTCATGGTCGGCCTCCTTCCGGATAAAATACCGCTTGAATTTACTGCCGTGCTCGCTGGGCACCCATTCATCGAGGATGTCGATGCCTTTGGCCCTCAAATCGCGTATGCAGCTCCGAGGATCGGATAATCGTAGGGCGACGGAAATGTCTGCGGCAGAATATTTTTTGCCAGATTGGAGTAAATTATAGACGCGCTGCTGATGGAACGCTAAAGTTTTTTGCGTAACTTTGCCGGCATGGACACCAGGGGTTGCCGCTGCGTGCTCGCTTCGAGCGCCGGCGGCGATCTTCATTTCATACATAGCCCTGGTGTTATTTACGGTTGGCACTTTCGGCAATACGCAAAGTGGCACCCGCCCGTCCATCCTCCGAATGAACGGTGCGTGAATCAACCCACGCCAAAAGCGCCTTTTTCGAGAACACTATGCGGCGTCCGACCTTCTTGTACGGGATCGTATTTCTGTATACGTGATTGTAGAGCGTTGCCCGAGTAGTGGGAACGCCCTGCTCGGTCAGGAACCGGGCGGCGTCCTCAATATTCATTCCGTCTGTTTCGACGGGCTCATTTTTGCGCCGGAAGTCGGCGAGTTTGGGAATAATCGCGTTTACTGCATCGGTAATGATGGATTGCAGTTGCGCGGGAGTTGTTACGATTACGGTGTTATCCATAGCATCGTGAAGTTTTAAAAATTGAACACTTGCCCGCGTCCGGGCGTTAGTGATCGATCACGATGCAAAGGTTGAAAATAATACAGTGGAGCCCCGTGAACTCCACTGTATTCCACAAGAATTATTTCAATTTATTTCGCAACGGTATTAAATCTTCCATTTTAATTTGTTTATCTCCGGTGTACTCGTCATTATTATAGCTGTTTATATAATCAACGATCCCGGTTAATGCTCCTACCTTACCCGGATATGCGTCCTTGAAAGCCTTATGTATATCTGACAATTTACCGTTATATTGTACTAAATTGCCGACTTCATGTAATACAATTATCATCATTGCTATTAATTTACCTTGCCGGGTTCTACAAGCCTTCAATTCGTTATCAATAAAATTAAGCGTTTTTTCTCGTTCCTTGATTATAAAATCCAGTAATGATAAGGGTTTGTCTATATATTCTTTACTAAATTGCTTAACAGATTCGATAAAAGACTGCCGATCTTGTAATATAGCTATATTTTGTCTGCAATTATAACTTAATAAAAATAGGCGATTGTCTATTTGCGCTCCATTAGGATGGTTTTTGCGATATTCCTCATATAAATCTAAATATGCACAGCTACGACAATAATCAGTTTCCGCGAAACATTCCTCTACTACTTCACAGCCTTCTTCGTCATAATAACAAGCATCATCTTCATTATAATATATAACTTTATCAATTACAGCATTTTTAATGTATTGTGATGCTGCACATGATATTTGTTGTTTAATTTCATCATAACTAAATTCCGGCTCTCGAATAAAACCCAATAAAGATTCATTTGCTGCTATTAATTTATTTGTAGCTGCGTTAATATATTGAAAACCAGACAACAACAAGTCATCGGGTAATATATTTGTGCATTCTTTGACCTTTTGTTCTAATTTGCATATCTCGTCTTGCAAATAGTAAAACCCAAGTCGATTACCATCACTGCATTTACTAGAAGCTATTTCTTTCAACATATTATTATCCATACCCATTAAAATTTAGTTAATATTTCTGCATTCTTTACCCGCTCTTCCCGCTCAAAGCTGGCAAGGTAATTCTCGGTCGTTTTCAAGTCCTGGTGTCCGAGCGATTCAGATATATAGGCAATGTTAGCCCCCGCCCGCTTTAACACCGTAGCAAACGAATGCCGAGCCGTATAGGTCGAGATATTGCCGATACCGAGCTTTTCGCCGACCTCCTTCATGCGCTTGTTGATCGCACGGGTCAGGTACTTGGTTTTATTCTTACGGGTTATCGCATCTTCTTTACCGGTCAAGATTGGGAAAATAAACGCGTCGGGGTATGGTGTTTGCCCCCAGCGGTCGATAATAGTCTGCATCGGAGGCGTTAATACCGCCTGTATATCCCGCAATGTTCGACTGGTGGATTCAGTCTTTTGCCGGATGAAACAAATTTCGCCGTTCACAATGTCCCTGTACTTCAACTTCACGAAGTCGGCAACATTAATCCCATTGCACAGGTAGAGAAATAGCCAATAATCGCGGTATTTGGCCGTCGCCTCGCTCCCATCGTCATAATTGGCTATTTGCCCTATTTGCTCCAAAGTAAGAGCCATTTTGCGCCCCGTACCGGCTTGTATTTCGTATCGTCCCCGGCCAAACGGGTATTGCGATTCTTTGAGCACGCCCAAGCGCTTCGCATCGTTGAGAACTGCGCGCAGCGTTCGCAGGTGGATCGCTATTGTAGTTTGCCGCTTCCCTTCTTTACGCATGAAATCGGCATACTTTCCCAACCACACCACCGTGATAACATCGAACCGAATCCGCATCCCGGCAAACCGCTCCAACCCCTTCAATACATTGTCGTATATCAACATATTTCCTATACGTCCGGCCTTCTCCAATTCTGCTATTTTCGCCCGAAACATCGTATTAACCGTATCGGATGCTGCGCCTTTTAGTCGGTTATTGAGAGCGTCGAGCGAGAACCCGCCGGCCCCTGCCAGCTCCTCCACAGCCGCCCGCACGATCTGGTAGCTGCTTTCGATGTCCTTGCGGATCGCCACAAGTGCACGCACCTTTGTAGTCGGCAGTATTTCCCATTCCTCCGGCGATAAATCCTTTCCAGTCGGATAATAGTTCCGCACTCGATTGTAGGTAACACGGATTTTTACGGGGCACTTACCGGACTTTTTCGGGTGCGCGGTATCAAACATTGCGGCAACCGTTACGCCGTCTTTCGAGTAGTTCATTTTGTGTATAAATTTTAATTTGCGGCACACAATTTATACACAAATATACGGATTTAATCGAAATAAGCAAAAACAGATTGAAATAAAATAGCTATATTTATATCTGAGAAACAGACATTTACAAAACAAAATAAAAATCGGCAAAAATCGGCAAAAATCGCCGAATTACGCTTTGGGAGCAGGGGGTCGTGGGTTCGAATCCCGCTACCCCGACAAGTAACAAAAGCCTTTCAGAATCATCTGAGAGGCTTTTTTGCGTTTTGTGGCAGACTCCCCTATTTTGCCGTTTTTGGCTCGGTTAACACGTTTTTTGCCCGTTTGTGTAAACCAATGTGTAAACCGAGATTTACACGATGAAAGCTAATGTTGAAGTCATTTGCTGCAAATCCAAACCTCTTAAGACGGCTATTTCCCTTTAATGCTCCGAGTTACGAAAGACCGCAAACGCAAATACGTTTCGCTCGGCCTTTCCCTGCACGAAAAGTTTTGGGATTTCGAGAAAGGCAAGCCCAAACGCAACTACCTGGACAAGGAGCAAATCGGAACGGCTGATAGCGGCCAAAACAGCCGAGTACAACCATCTCGAAATGCAAAGCTAAGCCAAAACCATTAGCAACACGCACTTTACCGAACACTTACCCTACACCCCTATACCCCACCGTCCGCAGCAATTCGAAAGGTCGGGGCTTGCCGGCGGCGGAAGGGACGACGGGAAAGGGCAATAGAAAGAACGACGGAAGGGGCAACGGAAGGGATAACGGGGAAAGGCAATAAGAAAAGGCAATGGAAAGAACCACGGAAAGGGCAACGAAAGGGACGGCGGGAAGGACAACAGAAAGGATAACGGAAGGGGCAACAGAAGGGGCGACGGAAGGGGCGGCAGCCGAAATATAACCGGGAAGGCGTTTTTTGCAGAAATTATTTTGACTTTTCGGATTTTCGACTTATCTTTGTGCGCTCTTAAAACGATAAGAGCCCCAAATGTTCGGGGTGTAGCGCAGTCCGGTTAGCGCGCCAGCTTCGGGAGTTGGAGGTCGCTGGTTCGAATCCAGTCTCCCCGACAAATTGTGAAAGGTTTAAAATGAGGAATATACAAAACTCATTTTGAGCCTTTTTTTTGTGTATATACCCGTTCTACTACCGTAGTTTCCCGCAAAAAAGGGTGCAAAAACAGGCTTTTAGGTGCCTTTTGGAGCGAGGGAGTGAGAAAATGCGCGAGAATTTTAAACCCATTTTACACTATGGCTACTGTTAGTATCTATTATGACCAGCGCTACAAAAGCGCATCAGGTAAATACCCGCTCTATTACCGGGTTAACCTGCCAAGACGTAAGAATTTCGTTATCAACACTGGCCTGACCATCCCGCCCGAATGGTGGGACGGCTACGAAATCATAAAAGCTCCCCAGCGAGAGAAGATGAACCGCGCTTTGCGCAGAGGTCTCAACAATATAGAGGATGCTTTGCTTGAGGTGCAACTGACCCACGGCCTCAACGGGAAAGCCGCAGACATCAAAGCGCGCATTATCGCCCACATGAACGGGGTCGAATACGTCGCCCCGGAAGATAAACAAATGACATTCGACGCTTTTTACACCGAATACGTGGATCGGATCACACACCCCGGCACAAAAGCAATTTATCAACTCACCCATGCCCGTATGGGATGGTTTGCGGAAAAGACGGGCAAAACTGACGGCTGGCGATTTGAAGACATTACAATCGAATGGCTCAAAAAGTTTGAGCATTTTTTGCGGACGAAACACCTCGACGAACACGGCAAGCCGATCATAGGGGTCAAAGCGATAGCCACCAACACAATCGCAATCAGTATGCGAAATATCCGCGCTGTCGTGAATGCGGCCATCGACGATGAACTGACTACCCTCTACCCTTTCCGAAAGTTCAAGATCAAGCACGAAGAAACGGCGAAACGGTCGCTTACCGTCGAAGAACTTCGCACGCTGCGGGACTACCCCTGCGAGCCGCACCAAGAGAAGTACCGCGACATCTTCATGCTTATGGTATACCTGATCGGCATAAACTCGGTGGATCTATTTTCACTCAAAGAAATCCGAAACGGCAGAATCGAATACCGGCGTTCCAAAACCGGACACATGTTTTCAATCAAGGTCGAACCCGAAGCGCAGGCGATCATCGACAAATACAGGGGTAAGAATTACCTGCTCGATGTCCTCGACACATACGGCAACTATAAAGACTTCACCCATCGGATGAACGAGAACCTGCGTAAAATCGGGACTGTCGAGCGCAAAGGCCGCGGAGGGAAAAAACACAGGAATCCGTTATTTCCCAAACTCTCCACCTACTGGGCACGGCACACGTGGGCAACGCTGGCCGCAGAACTCGACATACCAGATGAAACAATTTCCCTTGGCATGGGACATTCAACCGGGAACCCGGTAACAAATATTTATATCAACCGCAATCAGAAAAAGGTGGATGCCGCAAATCGGAAAGTAATCACCTTTTTATAAAAAGTCGGTATGAACAAAAATAAAAAATGCATAAGAATATTTTTGAAAAAACAAATAATTGCTACTTTTGTAAAAATACCCAACATGGCAGAAGCAGACAACAACAACGTTGAAGTAAATGAAAGCAAAGACGATTCGCAAGGTCGTCGTGAGAGTACTCGCAGTCTTATTGCATTAATTTATGTAGCATGCTTTTTTGGAGCTATTCTCTTTGTATTTGGCATTGGTCTTTTGTTTAATTACACCCCCGACGATTATAAAGATTTATTAGTCGCTGTATCAGGTATACTTTCCGGCCCTCTTGGCTTTATTGTTGGATATTACTTTAAAGCCTCAAAAGAATAAATACATGAATACATATATCATAATATATTCGTTGGATAATTCCAATGAAGATTACAGTAAAATAAGTAAATATATTAAAAGTTATCCTACATGGGCTAAAATTTTTGCTCGGACTTGGTTTATTGCGAGTAATGATAATCCTTCCGACATTAGAGATGGCCTTTCTAAAGCAGTAAATGGGAAAGGTGAAATTATAGTAATAAAGATATCAAATAGCTCTTGGGCGTCATATAAAATTGACAAAAAAATTACAACTTGGCTTAAGGAAAACTTATGACATTTTAATGCTAGCAAAATTCCTCGCCATTGGTGAGGGATTTTGCTATCTGAAATATTTGTCCTTGAGTGCGACCAGCTTGTCCCAATAAGTGACTATCAGTCCGTCCATGTGGTAGTGGTATTCCCCTGCATAGTCGGGCACGCCTCCAAGCTGATTTGCCGACCTCTCGGTGTAAAAGTGATAGTAATTCGCCACCCGGCAGAAAAGGCAATGCCGCGGGTAAAAGCCGCCGATGAAAGGCGGACAAGGAAAGAACAT